GGCAGCTTCTGATCCACCGCGCGCAACGCCCCGCATGGGGCGTTGCAGGCGGCTGGCGAAAGCCAGCAACAACGGGCGGCCCAGTGCCGCCCGTTGCGTTTGTACCGCCCCGCCGCATAAACTTGCCCGGCGCGACGCGGGTGTAGCTCAATGGTAGAGCTGTAGCTTCCCAAGCTACTGACGAGGGTTCGATTCCCTTCACCCGCTCCATGTCCCACAATGCTTTCGGGGATTTAGGCCGCTCCGCAATATCTAGGCCGCTCCGCAATTCCTCGTTTTTTACCGCAGATGTTAGGCCACAGAGTCAAGGTGTCGCTGCGCGATCTTGGCGTCCTCATCGCTTGCAGCCTCGAACGTCCACTGCGTCTCGACGTGGACAGGCTTCCCGTCGTGGATGCCCCCACAGGTCTCCACTTTGTGAACCTGCTTGGTCCAAGTGCCGACGCAGCCCGAGCTATCCAGCTCTGCGGCAAGCGCTGGCTGCTGCGCCTGATCTACGGCTGGAAGAAACCTTCCGCTGAAGGTCAGGGCCAGCGTGGGGAATGCGTGTCGCATCATTTGGCGTGCCTCGATTGGGTTGTCGCCCGAACGATACCGGACAAAAATCAGCGAACATGCTTGTAACGGCACCGTAAGTTCAGCCGCCAGCGAGAAATCGTTACACCTATGTTGCGTGCCTATCTCGTGGGCGTTGCTTTTGACCCCCTCTTCTTTCGCACGTAGATCTCGGTTGTCGTGACCGATGAGTGCCCGAGCTGGGCCTGCGCTTCGCGAATGTCATTGGTCGAATCGGCCTTGTCCGTACCTGCCTTCGCACGCAGGTCGCGGAACTGAAACTCCCCCTTTGCAATGCCGGCGTCCTCGCGCGCCTTGTCAAACCGGTAGCGCAGTGCGGCCCGGCCCAGTGCCAGCCCGCTGTCGTCTACGATCAAGCGCGTGCTGTATGGCTTTGATCTGCCGTTGGGCAGCTTCTCGCTCTTGCGCCTGGCGATCCTGTCCAGCAGCGTCGCCAGTTCACCCGTGATCTCCATGAGGACCTTGTTCGTGGACTTCGCCTGCGTGATAGCCAGGCCACGGGGTGTGACCTGCCGCAGGTCCATCGACCACACGTCGCCGACGCGTTGGCCGGTCAGGTAGGCAAGGTCCATGGCGTCACGCAGGGAGGCGTCGGCGTGCTGGTAGACCGCCTGATACACCTCGTCCTCCACGTACACGCCACGTCCAGATTCCTTGTTGCGCCGAATGCCCTCACATGGGTTTGGCAGGTCCGTGACGCCTTTCCCGCGTGCCCAGTTCCAGATGTGCGAGAACAGCGACACTTCCCGGTTGGCGATGACCTTCGATGGGCGCCAGTCCAGGTACTGCCTGATGTTGATAGGTCGGATCGCTTCGAACGGTGCAGGCGGCGCATCAAAGAAGCCGAGCAGCGCGGTGATGCAGCGATTGTTGAGGCGCTGGGTGGTCACTGCCTTGGTGGGCACGACCTCGGCCTGGTAACGCTGCGCCACGTGGCGGAAAGTCACGACGGCGGCGGCCGGGATAATGTTCGCATGTTCGAACTCCGCCCACTTCTTGATGGCTACGCCGTAGTCGCTCCCGAGCGGCGTTTCCTTCCGTGGCCTGCCGCCGTGATCATAGTAGTAGTGCACCATGCCGGACTTCTGCCGGCGTGCTCGGAACCGGGGGATGGCCCCCGGCTTGTTCGGCTTCCTTCCCATTTACGCAACCTTGCTCGGGGTCCATGTCAGCGCCTGCTTGGCGCTCGCGCTCGTTCCTTCAACGCTGGAGCGCAACACGACGGGCCAGTCGTGCGCGTCCAGATAGTGCTTGATCCCGTTCTTGCGAAGAAAGGCAGCTTGGCGCGCGCGCTGTGGCGTGCGGCACAGGGTGACGATCTCATCGCGCGATAGGAACATGTCAGCCACTGGCCACCCGTCCTTCGCCCGGCATCGGTAGGCGCATCTGGATGACGTTGTCTGCCGGCGCCGTGATCGCGGGCAGGACCTTCCGCGCGCTGCGGGCAGGGCGGTTGATGCGCCGCCATTCGGCCAAGGCCAGGTCGGGCTCCGCGTGCTTGCTCGTTGCACGGCATTTGCACTCGACCAAGTGGCCACCGCCGCGGTCTAAGCCGCGCAGGTCGAGGATGTGGCGCGCGCTGTGACCGGCGGCGCAGGCCGGCAGCCCTTCGGGGTGGCTGATGTGTCGTTGGGTCATGCTGCTTTCTCCAGAGCGGCTTGGCTCGCCGCATCAATTCGAGTTCCAATCCACCGGATCACTGGCACGGCAAAGCTGTTGCCCAGGATCTTGTAGCGGGGGCCATCGGCCATGGGCTTGCCCCTCGCGTTCGGTGCTAGGGTCCAGCCGTCTGGCGCGCCCTGCAGGCGCTCACATTCGACGGGGGTAAGCCGACGGACGGACATGCCGACGAGGGCGCCGTTGTGCCGGCGTGGCCCGTTGTTGGCGTCCAAGGTTGCGTGCACATCATCAATTCGGACGCCAGACTGCGACGACTGGAAGGCTACTGCCGCGTGCCCGCCGCCATGGGCCGCGCGCAGAGTTCCCGGCACGTCTTGAGAGGCCGGTGTCCCCACCCGCCTTGCAGTCGAACGCGATCGCCGGCGCGTGTGCGCCTGCGCACAGCGGGTGGCATGGGTCGCCGGGCATTGGCGTGGATCCGTTTGCCGCGCTGGTGATCTGGGTGGTATCGAACGGAACTGGGAGCAGCGGCGTACCGCGGCCAGTGCCATCCTCGCTCCCGTCGAAGCCTGCGCCGCGCAGGGTGTGGGCAACGGGCTGCACGAGGAACGTCTCTACCTCGAAGTCGATCCGCATGCCCTTGGCCGTCAGGCATGCGGCCACTTCGATCTCCCCGCTGAGCCTGCCCCCGCCGTAACCCGCGGTGTGGGGAATCAGACTGCTCCCCCCGTCGCATTCGGCGCGTAGCCCTGGGCCGCCACCGCTTGAAGCGCGAGCCGTAAGGGTGCTGGCAGTTCCTTCCCACGCGCCGCGGCGCGGCGCAGAATCCCCGCGCAGGCGGTCGGGCTCAAGAAGTACCGGGGATCGATGGGCCCAGTCTCCAGTATCGAGGACAGCGAACACGCGACGGCGCCGCTGCGCCACTCCGAACCACTGCGCGTCAAGCACGGACCATTCGACGAGGCCGCTGTCACCCAGCGCAACGCCTTCGGATCCCCAGCCACCTGCGGGGACAGTGAGCTCGCATCCTGCCATTGCACCAACCACGACAGCAAAGTCTCGCCCCTGGTTGCTGCTGAAGGCGCCGGGGACGTTCTCCCAGACGAGCCAGCGTGCACCGCAAAAATGTCGAGCTGCATTGAAAATCCTCATTTGCTGATGGAACAGGCTGGACCGCGCGCCGCCGAGGCCAGCGCGGCGTCCAGCGACGGACAGGTCCTGACAGGGGCTGCCGCCGATCACCACGTCAATGGCGCCGAGAGCCTTGATCTGTTCGTCGGTGATATCGGTGACGCTGCCGAGATTCGGCACGTCGGAGAGACGGTGACGCAGCAGGGCGCAAGCTGCTGGTTCGATCTCGGCCACGCCCACACACTGCCAGCCGAGCGGGGCCCAAGCCAAATGCGCGGCCTCCATTCCTGAGAACAATGAAAGATATCGAGTCAAGGGCTAGCCTCCGCTATAGAGGCTGTCGCAAGGACCACCGGAGTTTCATGAGGACATGAGCTGCGCCTTAGACCTGTAGAATCGGATGTTCCACGGATTAGGTGCGTGCTATGTCGATGTCTTTTGAGTTGAGCGATTTTTTTGCTGTGAAAGCTCATGGTTTTGTAGGTGAAATCAGCGTTACCCGGCTTAATGGAAACGAATGGAGCGTGCACATCGGTGTTCGAGGCATTCCCGAGTCCGCTCGACAAGTCGCTAGCCGCTTCAGTTCTATCGAGGACGCACGCAACGGGGGCATCAGGGCGGTCCTGTCGGTCATCTCTGAGGCTACCGATATCCATACCCCAAATATTGCGTTCTGGATGTTGCCCGCTGCAGTTGAACGCAGCGATGGTCAGGGCAATTTCGACGGTGCCATCGAGGCTTACGATGCGGGTGGCCCCCCTACGTCAGAGTAGTTGTCGCCCGGATAGAATCCACCCGAGGGGCGACAATGAGAGAACGAAGTGGCTCGATACGGACAGCAGTTCAAGAACAAGGTGGTAGCCCGGCTGTTACCGCCGG